TCATCATTAACCCCACTTTCAGTTGCTTTTAGTTTTTCCTGAAGAGTAATAAGTTGCTTTTGTGCCGCCGTTAAATCCTGTTCTGATACGATTGCGGCTTTTCTTTCTTTAGTAGCGTTTTGCATCGCTATTTTAGTTTTAATCAACTCATCATTAACCCCACTTTCAGTTGCTTTTAGTTTTTCCTGAAGAGTAATAAGTTGCTTTTGTGCCGCCGTTAAATCGTCGGATGACTTTTTATTTTTTGTTACAGAATCATCCAATATGCCAAATGCTTTTGCAAGATCATTTATCATTTTAACATATTCACGATCTATAATTTGTCCAGAATCAGCCATTTTTACGCTATTTTATTGTTTTGTTGCATTTCATCCATTGCCTCTTTTTCTTCCATCGCTTTTTTATCTGCAATATTTCGGTACAAGATGAATTTATAAACCTTCATTTTCTCAATTTTATCACTATCCATGTCAATTTTGAGATAACTCAAATACGATAGAACGTATTCACGGGTAGAAGAAAGCGATTTGCCTTCATTTTTATTGTTCTTTTCTTGAATGGTCCGGTTTAATTTATCGACCCTTAATTTTAATCCATCTTTAAACTCAATAAAATCGTTTGAGGTTTCAAGTTTTTGCCCGGTTAACTCTTTTATATTGTTAATTGCAATTCTCAAATTATCATTGTCGCTGAATTTTATCTTATCAAGCATTTTTAAAAGTTGCTTTTTATTTTTCGGGTTATCCCTTTCGATTATCCGCTTCATTTTATCAACAATACTTTTGATCCTTATTTTTGAATCAAGATTGATAAATACAACCATGTCAGCAGCGGTTAATGATTCTATCTCAGATCTGCATTTCTCTAAATACTGATCCTCTATTTCTTTTTGCGCCTCGTCGTTTTGACCCTTGTTTAATTCTGAATAAACCTCAGTTAACCGTTTTGAAATTTGCTTAACAAAAAGAATAGTGGGAAGAAAGTTCCACCACCTCTTAAACTGATTGATTTTGTTCAGTTCCTCAACCCTCATTAAATTACCTATTGTTATATTTTCGAACGATTTAATCATAGTATTTTGTTCGTTAATCCAATAATAAATCGATACCTAAACATTGAAGGTAGCCATCTCATTTTATTGATCCATTTTACCCATTTCGTAACCTGGTGAATTTTATAACGATATTTTTTGGAATAAATATTTTTTGCTTTCATAAATTTTGTATCTTTCGTTTGTTCAACACTTGTAAGTTTTTCATAAGTTTAAGTTTTACCGGGCGGGGCTGTAAGTAGTATCCTGCCCGGGTTTTTTTATATCCCTACTTTTTTGCTCAATATACTTCGAAATGAATCTTTCCATATTTGTCGGGCAATTGGTTGATTTTCCTTTGCAATACCAAAACCGTTTTTATATTGGTCCGGAAGATATTTTACTAGCCAATGATAACTAGAGACAAAATACTCTTTTATATTATCCATTTGAGTGAACATTCCTTTTTGAAAATCACCGTTAACAAATAAATTTGGCTTTGTCTTTCCTGTTCGCCTTCCGTATTGTTTTGAAAGGTAAGGCGATCCGGTGCGCTCGTTAACCAAATCGTTACCGTCAAATCCTTTGCTTTGTAAAAGTTGGGTCCTGTTCAATTGGGTTATTTTGTCCTCAACTGAAGAAAGCGCCTCAATTACGTTAATATCCATATCGCCAACAAATTGGTCTAATTTGACCCTGATAGTATGTATATCGTTTACGTTCATCCTTTAATTAAAAAATGCCAGTGTATTAAGCTGGCATTTGATATGGTTAGTCCGAGGGTAACCCCTTTGGTTTCTTATCAGGGGGCATCTTTACCCCCAATTTGACTGCAATTTCCTCAACAGATTCATCGCAATTAATAGCAATTTGCCCCGCAAAAGTAGCCGCAAAGTCTTTTAATTCCCATTTTGGCCACTCCATTTTTTCATTGAAATCCAAATATCCAAATTTCATAATTATGGAGTTACTATCGTTAATGGATTCGTGACATAGGCAACCGCTCCAGTGACCACCTTGTAGCCTTGAATGACAAAAGGCGCAGTCATTGCAGCTGCTGTATTTATAACGGTTAAGGTATAAATACCTTGATTTGCCAAAGTAGCACCGACAACAGAGATAGCTCCTCCAGTATCACCATACGACAATAATGCCCATTCTGAAGTAGTGGTTAGAATAACTACCGGTGTACCATTTGGATTTTGCGATGTTTTGCTTCCTCTTTCGGTTACTTTGACAACTACGGTTTTTCCACCAGTTTCATAAGCTGTTACTAATTCAAGTTCGTACCCAATTGGGCATATATTTTTGAACTGAGCGATTGAAATAGCTGGTTGAACTAACAGTTTTGCATTCCATTCATCCCAATAATCAAGAACTACGTGAATTGGATAGGCTTTGATTTTTTCAGCCCCGCCAGGAATTGTCATTGGTGACTCGAAATAGATAGTTCCTGAAAACCCTTTTTCCAATGCACCAAATAATCCAGTTTCGATTTTTCCATCATTACGCTGCAATGAAATATCCATTTTTTTACCGTCGAGATATTTAGTTGCTTCATAATCTTCTTCAGTCATCTTTGCGAATACGTGAAAATCAGGTGCAAATTGGTTTGTCCTTACAGAAATTCCAACATTTGATTCTACATATTCATCCGCTTTGGTTTTATTCTCGAAACCCCACGAAGTATCAACGTAAACCCCTGCAATGGCCGGAAGTGTAGCCGGTGCAAAAATGGTAGTCCATCCTGCAAGTGTTTTAGCGGCTACTGGCGTTTGAGTAGTCCCAGGTGTGCGAAGTATCAAACCGATTATATCACGCTTGATGCTTTCATTTTTTGATTGTCCTGTATATATCATAATTACATGAATATTAATAAATTATTTATTTTAATTTCAATTGAAGAAAGCGTATCTATTTGTATATCAGTCCTAAGCCAAAAAGGATGCTCATCCAAATCAATAGTATAACCGCTTAATGTGCTGATATTTTCATAAATTTGAATTTGATCCGAAATAGCATTGAAAATAGGGTACAAAATTGGATGAATGGTATTAGTTTCACGTTCATCTGTATTTTGATCTTTCCCAACCAAATCACAAATAAAAATACGTGGCGAAATGTTATATTCAGCTTCATTAATAAAAGTCTGTTTATTTTCATTTCCATCCCAAACAAGCCAAACAAGCGGATATTTTAGAATCTGATTATTATCTTTAGAACTGAGTTTGCCTACTAACTCAAGATATGTTCCAAATTCATAATAAGGAACCAATCCACCTGATTGAACTGGTGGAGTTCCTTCGGTTATGATAGGATCAATTATTAATCGAACTCGGTCGATTATCTTTTGAAACTGATAAGGGAAATATTTCCAATCAAATGCATTCATATTCCAAACATATTAATATTGCCTATTGGGTTGAAAATCCAATCTGGGTAACTATCCATATTGGCAAAAAGAAAATTGTAAAGCGAAGGATTGTTGTTGAAAATAAACATGGAATTAAAGCCCGTATATTCTCTTAAAAATGAACTACTATTATAGCCGAACATTTTTAAATTTTCTGCTGGTATTTTTCCATATAATGTCAGCATTCGATCCCATGCGGCACACATTTTGTTAATAGGTGAAATTCTTTTACCCTGATCTGAATCAATCAAAATACTACCGACCCCCGAAAGATGATTATTTTCTCTTTCGATGTATTTGTAATATACATAATAGGCAATAAATGATTGTTTTGATTCGTTGATTAAACCTTTCCATTTAAGCGTCTGAGTTAAACCCATAAATGTATGTTCAAATTCAGCACCATTGACCAAATCGGTATAGATTTGAGTTTGCGGTTTTCCCGAATTATCCAAATCAGCGATCAAAAGAGAATAAAGTTTATATCCCAACGCGCTGATCAAAATTTCCTCTTCGTATTGGTCAATCGCTTGATTAATCGAAGTTGCATTCTGGTTGATGTTTGGAATATTTATTTCCCCAACTAAATATGTGCTATCAATAAAAGACATTTTACTTTTTCTTTTTGTAAGTCCTTTTTACTTTTTCCTGAATAGGTTGTGTTTCTGCTGTTTCATCCACTTCACCAATGACCTCGTATTTAGGTTGCTTAATTTCTTTTGCAACACCAACCCGGACCATTGTTTCAGCTAATTTTCCAGTAAATACTTTACCTGTACGAATAGATACGCTTTCCATTATCTTAATTTTTAGTTTTTTTAATTCCGTAAACAATTTTCAAAGAATCAAGTTGATTAATCGTCTGTACTCCCTTTAAATCAACTGCAATTTTTTGAATTGTTGCATTTAGATTGGCATTTTGCTTTTCTAATTGTTGACAATACATCACAGAGTTGATTAAAGCATCTTTAACCTTCTGTAAATCGTCTGTATCTTGTTCCGACGATGCCATCAATGGTAAAAATACAAGTAAAACAATTAGCAATTTGATTCTTTTCATTGTCTATTTTATTAAATATTACGGAGCGTCTTGCGTTGCTAACATGATCCAGTAAGGTATGCCGTTGATTAGAATTTTTAATCCTGCATTAACTGGGCCCGTCGCACCTGTTACTACCATAGTTCCGGTTGACGTTACCATGTTCGCAGGAACATTAATTGCCATTGCAACCATGTTTGACAGTTGAGCGACAGAAGTCGGAGCCGTGCCAGAAATATTAATTGCTAATGGTGCAATTTCAGTATAGGCAGTCGTATTAGTTGCGGCTCCTCCCAGGTTAATTTCAGCCTCAGCACCATAATAAGTTCCGGCATTGGTCAAAATTCCATCAGGTAAAACTAAATTTCCACGCATACCTACGGTTAAACCTGTATTGCTTGCTCCATTTGTGGCAAGTTCGACAGAAAAGGCACCCCCAGTAATAGCATTTCCCCCGGCTGCATCTCCAACCAAATAAGCCCTACCTCTGATTACGTCACCGGAAGGGGCGGCTGAAGTCGCTGCTGTTCCGTAGTTCATATTCATGTAGTATCCTATTAGATTATCGCTTGCGGTTGTCGAGGTCGAACTCAAATAATATGAGAATGCTTTTCCTCCAGCGGCACCCAATGTTTGAGTAGCACTCGTTGAAGTTCCACCTCCACCTAAAAGTCCGGCGCTAACTACATTTGTTCCGCCCGCGATGGCTGAATTAATCGCACCAACAACGGAAACCGATCCACTTGATATAATTGTGGTAGTTCCAGTTGAAGCACCTAATGTTAGCGCACCAGTTCCGCCAGCCCGGAAAATAGCGGCTGCATTTGTATTATCATCAGCAGCCTGAATGGTTACTGTACCTGCGTCGGGCCTTGAAAACGTTACCGTTCCTGAAGTAGTAGGAATTTCAAAAGCATTAACACACTTAACTTCACAGGTTGTTATCTTTGATTTCTGAACAGCCCCAGAGGCGACAAATGTTAACATCAAATAATTATAATTTATAGGCGATGTACTTGAAATAGTGCCATTATTCGACGTAGAAGCCCAAGTAATTGGAGTACCTATCTGTACCCACGCGCTAGACGATGTCACTTTACCGAATGCGGTAATTGTAACGCTTGGAGTAACTGCGATTTGAGTTAACGCAACAGTAAAATACTGCATTTGCGCACATCGTTGCAAATTGGTGATCATAATAGTATCAGTCGAACTTGCAATTAATGTGTCCGTACAAACAATATCCTTTGTCGGCATCGTTGTCCCAGTCTTAATAACTGGTGTCTTATAATTAGTGTTACCTGCGATGCTTATAATCGCTGCGATCAAAAGCATCAATAATACAGTGAGCTTTCTCATGATTATACGATATTGATAGATTGGATGTCGGTTGTTACATTACTTGAGAAAATGATACCACCGGGTTTCCCAACTCCAAACGCAGCCCTTAAGGTGAAAATAAGGGTTCTGAAACCTTGAGAAAAATCATTTCCATCTGTTCCAATTTCAAAAGTGACATCCTCTAAGATGCCAATCTCGGCGGCTTGATCCCACATGACCGTACAGTAGTCAACTGATTGTTTTTTGTTGGTACGAACCATTAAGCCCCAAATCGAAACTACCTGACCATTGTTATTGTAGACAATATTGCGATCGGTTAATGAGTTACCCAATTCATCTTTTTCGTGGCGCAAACCATTCAAAAGAGAAGGGTGCAAGACTACTGTGTTAACATCTTGATCCGCAAGTTCAGCCTGAAGCACCATCTTGCCAATCAAGTTAATAATATTGGCTTTCTGAACCTTGTCACCCAATGCGGCAGTATAGGCAAAAGCGCTATAATTACCAGCATAATACATACCCCATGCTGTCGTTGAATTGTCCCCAGTTGCTGAAAACACAGCCGAATCCAACGCACTTAATACTGAATCGGGAACGATCCTGTTAAGTTTGCTTTCAAGACGTGGCATATCACGCAAAAGGTTTTTATGAACCTTTACTTTTGCAGAATAATCCAAAACTTTGTATTCGATAGTCTTGAACTTCAAAGAAGATGCAACAGGAGAACTCCCTTGAACAGTTGCGGCGGCTCCGTCGAAATATGCGTATTCAACAAGAACACCCATAAATTCGCCGGTGATAGGATCGGTTGGTAAAAAAGTGATAACATGTTGGTCTTTCGTAAGATTGATCTGAACATCCTGCATTTTACTGTAGTCAGTCAGATAACCGATATTTACACCAGGAATTGAGCCGGGCAGTAAGGTTAAAGCGCTGGTCATATCAATAGCGGCCTTTGTTTGAACTTTAAGATCATTACGGTCCCAATTCTTGATAGCAATAGCTTTTTTGCCGGTCATTGCATCTAATACAACCTCTTCGATTTGCCCGCTTTTTTCAAGGGATTCACGGAAAATAGTTCCAAATCCTTTTCTTGACATTGGTTTTTCGTTACGAGAAACCTCTTTTATTGCCTTTAATTCAGCAGTTACGCGAATCAACTCTTTGTTGACTAAATCAAGTTGAGCATTTGTGAACTCTTTTGATTTTGTTTCAAGTTCTAAAAGGGCGTTATCAACATCGATTTTCGACATTTTACCCTCGGCGGCTTTCGTTGCAATTTCCTTATATTCATCTTTGAATTTAATTATCGCATCGGTAGCCTCTTTGTTTACTTTTTCAAGTAATTCTTTTTCGTCACTCATGTTATTGAATTTTAAAATTTTTAGTTAATAAATTGAAATCAATACTATCTATCGGCTTGTCCTTTTGAGTGATTACCGGCTCAGAATTTGCAAGTGATTGTTTTGTTACTATCGAATAGCATTTTTGACATTTTACATGGTTATACATACCGGCTAAATTCAAGTCTTTTGTTGAATTGATAATATTTATTACTTCAGCCTGTATTTCTGGTTTTAATTGATTCATTTGTTGATAAACAGTATCGTCAATTGTCCACCGGATATATTGATTAATCGAATTAGCAACTAATGAATCTACGGTTACTTCATCACAACTATTGTAATCGAAGACAAAGCCACAATTTGGACATTTAACAATACATTGATCTGCCATACTCTTTTTAATTAATTTGATGTTTTCCTCAATTGATTTTAATCGTTCATCCGTGTAGTTATACTTCAACATTTCATTAAACATTTGAACCTGCTGAAATGGATTTTCGTTTTTTAAACTCACCAACATGGTTTCAGGATTTGCACCCATAAACGAAAGTGTTGAATATTCATAAAGGGCATATTCCAAAATGCGGGTATATTGACCCTCTGGCACCGATTTAATTGTTACTGTTCCTATAGAATGCTCTAATGTCCTTTTGTAGTTGGCAAAGAATTTGTAGTCTTCAAATACATCTTTCGCCAAATCCTTTTTTAAATTCATTGCAGACCTAACCAGTAGCCCAAATGAATCGGGTTTCATTTCGATTGGAAGCCCTAAAAGTTTATATTGATCGTGATCTTTCAAATGTTTGATCCTTTGAATTCCATCCGATATTGTTTTATTAAAACTTTTAGGATCTGAAATTTCGTTTTGAGAATCAACATTATTGAACGCATTAACATAAATAGTCACAATGCCCTCATCTGTTACATCTTCAATTTTAGAAGAAATATCCTTGGTTTTAATTTCGTTTGTCATGGCTGTAGTCTTTTATTGATTTACTATCTAAATTAAGCTTCTTTAATTCCCGAAGCTTTTTTATTTCTTCCTTAGTTGGCTTTTTTGCTTTCATGACCTTTAATTTATTGGTTCGATAACATTTTCATTTGCTGTCGGATTGGGAATCTGAATAACTGTCATCTCACTTTTTCTTAAATCACACCCAACAATTGGTTCCAATCCTATCATTTTTCGATATTCATTAAGTGTTATGCTGTTTGAATTCCATGCCATATCCGCCGCTTTTGAGTTAAAATTCATTGCCATTGCTTTTTCTTTGTACCCATCCTGTAGGCAGCTGATATGATCCCATTTTGTGCGAAGTTCAAACCCATAATCACGCATCCTTAGTCGTTCGGTGAAATACTGGTCATCATTTTCAACAAGTGGAATAACCGTATTCTGATATAGCCGCCTTTCTGCTTGTACTTGATTTTCGAAGGTAGCCCCGGCGATATATGTTTTATAAAGTTCTGGTGGTATGCCAAAGCCATTTGAGATAATCATGGCATTGTTTGAAAACTCCTGATAGATTCCCAATTCCTGAGAATTCATTATTGTTTTGATGTAATCAATATCGGTATAGCTAATCAAATATTGATCTTGATTTTCACCTAACCCATATTTGTTTTTAAAAGTGTCCTGAATTTCTTTTTTTGCATCAGGGGATAATGGTATAGCCGAACCTTGGGCATCTTTATTATTTGCCTTAATAATCCCTTGCATTCCCCGACTCTTCAATATCACGTTCATTGCCTCAAAACAAAGCTGAGTATTTGTTATTGCCCACTTAAGATTTTCAAGACGAGAAGAACCAACAATTGAATTACCTATGTTGGTTATGTTAATATCATTGAAATGGATAATGTTTTTTGGTTCAAATTCCCTTGCCGGGCTTGTACCCAACAAACTATATTTCTCAATTATCCCCTCAATATTGATCTGATCGTAAATTCTACCTGTCTGTTTTACCGTCACGTATTCCGAAGGTAAACAAATCATTGTTAATACATTAGTTATGTCAGTTTGAAAATTTTCAAGTGGATTGTTTAAATAAACATAATTATTACCAAAGATTGAAAACATAAACCTACGTTCAAAATCAAATTCTTTTTTTGATTGAAGTGGGTTAGGACGTTCGACAAATAACCGGCGGGCATTTTGCACCCCCCTAATTCCTGAAGTCCAGGGTATTTCTTTGCCTTTTAAATCGACTAAGTATTTTCGACCATTTGAGGAGGCATTTGCGAGAATATCAATACACCCGTAAAGAACAGGGTTTCCAGCAACTGCAAGTCGATATTCTGCTGCATTTGAAAGGGATAACCATGCGGGCTTATCGACAAGATATTGATAATTATATTGATTGATTTGATTTCGGGTTACTCCGGCCCTTCGTGCAAACCAGTTTGAAAGATTGTAATTAAAATTTTCAAACATTCGCATTATTTTTAGATAACGCAAATATAAGACTTTTTTTAATTAACAAACAAAAGAATCTTTTATCTTTTAATGTGCTTTATTTTGCTACTGAGCAAATAAGACTAATCAATTGATTATTTGATTAATGAAAATTATGTGTTTTTATGTAAAATAACATCATTCACCCTGAAAAACGTTGTAGAATTTATTTAAAATTCAGATTAGCGAACTCCCCGCCAGTACTTCATTGTGCAAATATATAAATATTTACATTAACTACCCACAAACGTGTTATGATATTTTTCCAAATACGCTGCCATCATAGCCAACGAGTCGGGTGCATCGTCCTCTTTTGTCGATGTTCTCATTAATTTGCATACTTGATTGATGAATTTTTGAAGTGTTGGCGATGGATTTTCAGGAAAGTAGAAGTAATATTTAATGATCGGGGCCATAGCTGTAATCCTGCCCATTTTATTAGTTTTCGCTGGTTGTCCGAAGATATAACGCTTTGGTAAATCTTCCCTTATTTTACGACTCAACCATGCCCCCGCCCCGTTTGTTTCTATTACCGTTTCAGTGATATTATGCTTTTCAATAAATACTTTTGATTCAGGGAAGTAAACGTCTAAATTCTCTTTGTTTGAAAATAGTGCATCAAATATATAAACCCGGTTGCCATAAACCCGACCAGCCGGAAAAGAAAAACTATCAGTACCACTATCCGCCTGATCTAACGCACCAACTGTAAAATATTCAACATTTTCAGGAAAGTCGGTATATCTCTTGAGTGAACTTTTTGGAAAAACCAACCCGTCAACCTCGGTTATCCAACCACCCATGACTATATTTTCATATTCATCAGGATCGGTTAGTTTCATACGTTCATAATCCGCTAAAATATTGGCAGGCATTAACGAAAAGTCACAATCAAGATAACTGGAATGGATATACATCACATTGTCAATTATGCAATTATCGCCGCCATCTAACCCTTTTTTTTCAAAAAACTCCTTAAAAACCCAATGATCCTTATCGGTTGGATTAAGAATAAGTATTGAAAGGTTACGTTTGGAGGTATCTCGAATTGAATAGAATATCTTTTTGAAAGTCTTGTAGTCTGGGAGTTCCTCCGCTTCGTCATTAATAAAGCAGTTAAAACCTGACAATGATTTAAGGTTTGCCGTTGCTGACTTTTGCCCTGGCTTAATCCCTTTGAAAGCAATTCGATTATCTTTCGTTTCGATATGGCTTTCAGTATCTTTGACACAATTTTGAAAACCCAATAATTCAATTTTATCGCTGACTTCTGGCTTTACTGAATCGGTTATCGTTGAGTTCGTAAATCGGGTATAAAGGACATTCCATGAATAGTCAACCATTGCAATTAACGCAAATATTGAAACTGAATAAGATTTAAGTGAGTATCTGCCCCCGGTTATAATTACGGTGTCTATTTCGGAATGATGATTTGAATCAAGTAGTTTGAAAAGTGGTTTAAATTTATTGGATAATTTAATGGAAGTTTCATTCATTGTTGGGATCACCAAATTCAATTTTTACTTTTATTGGGATTAAGTCTTTCCCATCTTTACCGGTAATTTCCCCTCTAATAGGAGCGTTATATCCCATCATTTTATTTATCTCAGAAATAGCGGCTATTTTAGGATATAATTTAACCTTAACGTATTTTATTTCAACTTCTTGTTCATCGTCCCCCTCAGTTCCATAAACCTTAGTCTCAGTTTTATAATCAATACTTTCAATTGCTGATAAAATAGTGGGGTTATTACGTTTTATTTCTTCCCAGTCGGTTAATTCTATCCAATCATTTCTAAGATGATCAATGTTAGAATAGGCAATTTTAGAAAGCTCTTCAACGTTTCTAAATTTAGAAACCCCGGTAGCTTCTTCTATACACTCTTTGATAATTTCAATATAGTCTTTTATATTAGGTTTTGTTAGGTTCTCAGAGGCAATAGAATAGCATGATTCTGTACTATACCCGGCTTCTATTGCAGCCCTTCCGCCGTTTCTTAAAACAATATACCGCCAACAAAAAGCGTGTTCTTTTGGCGTTAAAATTGCCTCCAGTTCTTCCCGTGTTCGTTTTATTGTTTCTTCAGCCATTATTCTTTTATTTTTGCTGCAATTGGTGATTTTGTGAATGTTCGGCTGTGACTGTTCGGCTGTGACTTATTGCTTGTTGCTCCCAAAACGAATTTAATTGCGTTCATATCCGGTTTTTCAATGAATCCGATTAAATTTCCACCTTCATCCTTAATAGGTATTCCCTTAACAAGTAAACGAAGCGATTGTAAAGCTTCGTTTCTGTCTTCGTCGTTCAAAGACTCATTTAAATTCTTGTTTAATAAATCGCTCATAAAATTCAAATATTTCTTTTTCTTTACTTATCATAATATTCTCTATTCGAGGGTTATTAGATAAATTCATTGATCCCACAAAGGTATAATAATTTTCAGTTGTTTTTATCAAAATTGCTTTTGAGTGATTTTCGGTAAATTTGAAATTCACATTTTTTAAAAGAAGATTGGCTCCGCTCTCAAATACCCATTTGTATGAATAGGTTTTATCCAATAAAAGATATACAGGTACTTTTTCACCCAATTCCTGAAATACTTGAAGTCCTCGGTCTGTTATGGCCCACGTTGAGCAGACGACTTCCTGAATAGTTTCTTTTTTGTTGATAGCGTAAATTATAGAAGGCGAATCGAAAGCGTTCGACATTAAATGAATCTGTTCGTTTTCTTTGAGCAGCTCAATCAACTCGACTATATACTTCATATCGTTTGTGGCCCGCAAGATATATCCAGGCCTTTTTTTGAGTAAGTTGTATTCAAATTTTTGACGTTTTGAAATAAGACGGGAAAGATAAGATTTTTTCTTTTCTGCTATCTTGACTTTTGCGGCTGAAAATAGATCGTTTTCCATTACATTTCGATTGTAAATCCGTCACTTACACTTATTCCGTTGCTCCAAATCAAGGCAATTTCGCCATTATTGTTTTTAAAAGTGGAAAAAGCTTCATTTCCTGAAACGAATGAAAAACCTGCATTTAAAACTATTTCAGAGGCTTGATTAAAAGTAGTTGCTGTCATAATTGTATGTATTTAATTGATTAATAAAAGCCTAAAAATAACTTCGTATTACGGTCAAGTCTGGCAGAGTTGCGCCGCCATCATTTTAGCCCGTATAATCTGTATTTCGGACAGACAGGAATATACTTAGCATCCAGCCCTGCCGCAATACTAGATCGTTAACGCCTATTTAACTGGCAGACCGAGAATCCAGTCAGCCACAAGATTAATAAGCGTTTCAATTTTTTCTTTGTGGACATCTGACACGCGATCCCTGGTAATTGACGAACGATCACTTGCAAGTGTCCGGCTGATTTCAGCGAAATTAAGGAAAGCTTTCGCTTTCCTTTTTGCTTCTTCTCTTTCCATTATGAATTGAGGTTATCATTCATAAACATTTCCAGTTCATCGGCTATTGAATCAGCCGTTTCACCTTCTTTTACTTTGCCTGAATCACCTTCAAAACCTAAGTTTCTTGTATCACTTGATACTTTGGCTGTGTATTCGCCATTATCAACTACTACTGTTAATGTTGTGTTGTCGGTTAATGTTCTTGAAGTTCTCATTTTGTTTGTTTTTAGTGAAACAGCTTCGTTGTTGTTTCATGATGTAAATATACAACAAATATTGTATTACTTCCAAATGTTTTGACACTTATTTACAACAATCGTTGTAATTTATTATCATTCTTAATAACAAAGCCCAGCAGTTAACAACAAATACATGTCAACTTAACCACCATTTCCAGAATGAATAAGGATTGAAACGCCCGCTTAGTTCCTACAAGTTTGTAATTAAGGTACCGCCTTCACTCCTTCGGGTTTGGTTTTGGTGGTGAAAAATAGATGATTATGAGTAAAGTATCAAAAAAGGGAATTATCTTATTGGATAGTGAAGAAATTAGAGCATTAGCCGCAATGGGCGCAATGGCTTTAGGTTGTAATAAAATATCAATTGCATTATTGCATAATAAATTCAAAATTATCATGGATTACTCAAAAATAACTAACATCGCCTTCGATGGCATAGACCATTCAGATTTCCCTGAGTTTTGCGACGCTTATATTGTGAGTGCTGAAATCGAAGGGGAACAGTTGAATTCTGATCAAATTGATGAACTCAATGAAGATCGTGAATTCGTTTATGAAAAAAAAATGTGTTATTTATATTACCTGACAAAAGTCATCTTTTTAGTCATTTTGAAGCATTAGTTTTGTCATAGTTTATTGATTGATTGAAAATATTTACCCCGGTTTTTTCAAATAAAAAGATTAATGGATTGACCTTCATTTTCTTTTGCCGGGGTAATTTGATCGAGTGTCGAATATAATAGGCGCATGATGTTCGAGTCCTCGCTCGATCACGATTTACGAATAATTTTGAAAAACAAAGCTCCCTGGTTCTAGTTAACCAGACTATCCGGGGAGCTAATTTTAACAAAAAAACTTATGAAAGAGAAAACAGAAAAAGCAATCAATGAGGTAATATTAGTTGAGGAACTGGATATTGCTAAAAGAATAGCGGCGGGCAAAACCTTTGTCTTTCGTGAAAAGGCAACGGCTAAGCAGTTTGCCGATCTTTTAAAAACCTATTATTACCCGACCAATGAGGTTGACGGGAAAGGAAAAGTAATCGGAACTGTTTATTGTGTTCCCAAATAACAACTTAAACTTAAACTTATTCAATGAAAACAAAAATCAACAATAAATTAATCAGGTCATTTAATCCTTGTTATGACCCTTCAGAGGTCGGTATCCCTGATAATGAATCGCTAAAAATCAAAGATTGGGTAATAAAATATCGTGATCAAGTTAATAATAAAGAAGATATTATTTGGCTTGTTTGCCGTCCTGAATTTATGACTGATCGTGATTGTCGATTGTTTGCCGTTTGGTGCGCACGGGAAGCCTTGAAATTAGTTAAGAATCCTGATCATAGAAGCATTGATGCTTGTAATGCGGCTGAAAGGTTTGCAAACGGGGAAGCAACACAAGAGGAGTTGGCTGCTGCTTGGGCTGATGCTTGGGCTGCTAGGGCTGATGCTTGGGCTGCTAGGGCTGCTGCTTGGGCTGCTAGTGATGCTGCTAGTGATGCTGCTTGGGCTGCTAGGGCTGCTGCTTGGGCTGCTAGTGATGCTGCTAGTGATGCTGCTAGTGATGCTGCTTGGGCTGCTCAAATAGATCAATTGTTAACCTATTTTTAAAACCCTGACATTTGTCATATTTTTAGTCATTCCTTTAGGCTAACTTCGTCTTAACTTTTAAACTTAAAATCATGAAAGAAATAGATTTACACCCGGTTTTTAGTGGTATTATTGAAGATGTTTTCGGAACGATGGCAGAGATAACCAGACCAATCCTGGAGCCAACTACACCAATGAAATTGAGCCTTGAGACTGCCATTAAAACGATGTACAGGGAAGATGACGATAGCCCATTTATCCATCAGGAAATCCATTTTGAAAACGACAATATTTACGACACCATCCAGGACGTTTATTGTTGGATTTCGACAAAATACGATATTTCTGAATATAAAATTTCAGATATTATCTGCAAGAACATAAATCAGGATATAATCGCTTTTGACTCTGAAAAAGTAAAGCATTTCATTGAAATCGCATTAATCAATAAAATATGAAAACGATGTTATTCTTTGTCAAGGAACAATTAACCGGGCATGAGTGCCGTGAATACTTTACGGTTCTATTCCCTGAATTTGGAATCAAGAATTTTACAATCTATTTAAATTGAAAATATTATGGAAAATACATTACAAAAAATTGAAGGTACACAACTTGAAAGAGTTGTAAATGAATCAGGATTAGCAATACAGGAAGGTGAAGAAATAAAACAGTCTTATTTGCCCTTTTTGAATCAATTAGCCGAAGTCCAAGATCAAGCCACAAAGATAAACTTTGAAAATCCTACCTCGCTTGACGAAAACATTGCAAGGGAATTGAGATTGAAAACCGTCAAAATTCGCACCGTGTCGAGTGACTTAAAAGACAGTCGTAAGAAAACATACCTACTCAGGGGAAACCTTGAACAGGCCGCTTACAATCTTATTGCCGCTTCATGTAAATTAGCTGAAGATACTTTTTTACAGGTTGAAAAAGCCCGTGAAATTGCAGAGGCAAAAAGAAAGATGGAATTGAAAATTGCCCGTGAAATCGAAGCTCAACAATATTCTGAATTTATTCCTTTTGGGATTGATTTGGGTAACTTGGATGAAACTGGTTATCAAAATCTACTGAACGGTGCAAAGCTTCAATTCAATGCAAAAATTGAGGCTGAAAAGAAGGCAGAAGCCGAAAGGGTTGAAAAGGAAAGAATCACAAAACTTCATCTCGAAAGGAAAGAATCTATTTTACATCTTTGGAATTTTGCAACCGAGTTTGAAAAGAGTTTGAATTTTGGCGAACAGTCCGATACTGATTTTAACAATTTTACTGAACGTCTAACTAAAGCCAAAAAATCAGAAGATGAAAGGCATACTCAAATTAAAGCCGAAAACGAACGCCTCCGTAAAGAAAATGAAGCAAAAGAAAAACAACGATTATTTGAACTTGCCGAGGCTGAAAAATTGAGGCAAAAAGCCGAATTGAAGGCAAAACAGGAGCGTGAAGCCGCTGAAGAAAAAGCAAGAATTGAGCGTGAAAAAGCCGCCGAAATACAACGTAAACAACAAATTGAGATACAACGGCAAAAAGATGAAATTGAAGCAAGGAAAACACAAGAGGCTGCCGAATTGTTGAGAAAAAGTAATGAGGAAAAGAAAGCCGCTGATGCTCCTGACAAGGAGAAGATAATAGCCTCAGTTAATGCAATCAAATTTGAACTGCCCGTATGTAAATCAGATCAAATGCAAGCAATTGCAAACACTATCAATGAGAAGTTTGAAAACTTTAAAAAGTGGGCTATTTTGCAAACTGAAAATATCTAAAACACTTGTTAAATACGTTGTAATTTAGTAACTTACAGAATATTTAAAACTTAAAATCATGGAAACAAAAACTCACTGGAAAAAAGTATTCAATTCAGATTATCTCGGTTCGTGTGACCTTGAAGACGGAAAAGATTTGAAATGCGTTATTAAGTCTGTTTCAATTCAAAAAGTAAAAGGAACAGATGGGAAGCAAAAAGATTGCAATGTGGCGGTATTTACGGACACTAAAATCAAACCAATGATTTTAAACGCTACGAATTGCAAGGTTATAAAATCATTTGTAAAAAGTGCCTACATTAACGATTGGAATAACGTTGCCGTTCAAATCTACATCAAAGGAGACGTTCAGGCTTTTGGTGATATTACCGAAGGGTTAAGAATAAGGAATACTCAGCCTTCATTGGCAAAACCAAAGTTAACACAAAACAATCCGGCGTGGAAAAATGCAATTGTATTCCTAAAGGGAGAAGGTACTATTGATCAAATAAAGGCAAAATATGACCTTTCAGAAACGGACGAACAATTACTTAAAGATGCCGTATTGTTATGATCACATTTCACGATATAGATCAAAATTCTGAAGATTGGGATTCGTTGAGGTTAGGTAAATTTACAGCCTCAACATTTTCTGATTTATTCATGGCGAAATCGACCGCTGGATACAAAAAAGCTATCATTAAAGTAGCTTATGAGCGGGTAACGGGTGAAAGTGAAGAGTTTTACAACAACAAATGGATGCAACGAGGTCACGATAAAGAACCATTTGCCGTTGAAAATTATGAGATGCTTACTTTCAATGCAACTGAGAATGGAGGATTTTATGAATTTTCCGAGTGGGTTGGTGCAAGTCCTGACAGAAAGATCACAGGTCAAAATGGCGGGTGTGAATTTAAGTGTCCCTCTTTTCAGGTATATGATGAATATTTGATCACAAACAAAATTCCAACTTCATATTTTTGGCAGATTCACGGTCAATTACTTTGTACCGGATGGGATTTTATCGACTACATGCCATTTTCAAGCCCAAAATTGAAACAAATACTAATCAGAGTTGAAAGGGATGAACAAATACTATCCCAACTAAAAGAGCAGCTTGAAATAAGCATTGAAGATGTAAAAGTATTAATCAACAGAATAAAACAATAATTATGCAATTTAAAGGAGCAGTAAGGCAAATAACGCAGCAGCAAACCGGGACAAGTAAGTCTGGTAAGGATTGGACAAAACAAAATATCGTGGTTGAAGAAATTGTTGATCAATTTCCAAACTCAATATTGTTTGAGGCATTCAATAAGCCTCTTGATGGCATTGGTATTGGAATGATTGTGACCGTTGACTACAATGCTAAGGTTTCTGAATATGAAGGAAAGTTTTATAATTCAATGCAAATTTGGAAGATTGAAAAAGTATTTTCCGAAATGAAAAAACCAGATTCGGCATTGAGTATTTCCAATCCTTGGGTTGTTAATCCTTATTAAAATGTTCACAACCGAATTCATAAAGAAGGTTATAGAGGAGTATTTCAACCTTGCTCCGGGGTCAATTGATTCACGATCCAGGCTGAGGGAAATAAAGGAAGCCCGGCAAATAGCGCAATATTTTGCAAGGCAATTGATTGAAAATATTACTCTAAAAACTATCGGAAAAGAAATCGGCGGAGTGAAACATGATACTGTCATTCATTCGCTTATTTATGTGAATGAATTATTAGGACCAGATCCAAAATTTAAGTTTGATGTTGATGAAATCGAAAAGGAACTAAGAGACCCAAAACATAAATCTGAACTGATAAAAAAACAGATTGAAAAACTTACCATTGAACTTTTTGGAGAAAATTCAAATCAGTTAAAACTGATAGATCAAATACTTTGTTGTGATTAAAAAGTTGAAAAAATCAAAGAAATGAACGAGTTAATCAATAAAATATATAAGTCATGAGTGATGAAAACAATTAAAAACGACTATTGTATTAGACAATTTGTAAGCAGCGATACATTAAGACCTGCAATGATGAATAACGCAGAAAACCCCCAATTAACTATACCACGGGTTATAGCCAGTTAATTATTTTTCATTATGAATTTAAGATTTGAAATTACAATGCCAAACAACAATGCTTGGAATGGTGTTGACACAGGAAATAAAGGTGGACATTTTGCATTTAGAAATGTTGACAAAGCAACCGCCGATAAGTTAGATGGTAAAAATTTTTACTATAATTTTGGTGATGGATGGGGTGCAAATGTTTCAATAACTAAAAACAGAAAATGCCCGACAAGTGGATTTCGAGGTTACGAATGGATGATTGAAGAAATATTGAAATATGGTGAAATAAAAAATGTGTCAGAACGCAGATTTAACAATAAGCTGCAAGATGCTTTTAAGGTTTTTATTAAAGGCTTTATTGCTGAAAATGGATATATTAAAACTGATTCATCTTTTCAATTTGAAAAACTACATTCAATTTTCAATGCTGAAATGTACGCATCGAAGCCGTCTTAATATGGCTTATAACGGTCGGCAATATGAAACGGTTGCCTTATAGTTCGTTTCAAAATATGATGCAGTTTTCTGGCAACTGTTTTATATTGCTTGTTATAGCCAGTTAATTATTGATAAAATGGAAGCAAAAGAAATTATAAAGTTTTTAGGTGACTTAAACGACTTAGATTTTAGATATTTAAGAATACAAATATCAATGGCTAATGATGCAAGAACTTTAGTAAAAGACTTTAATTTAACTAAAGAACAATTTTGCGAATTAATACAAATTTCACCCAAAGAATACAATAAGTATATGACAGGTGGATTTAATTATGATATACGTAAAATGGCTTTAATTCAGGCTGCATTCTGCAAGTTACAAATGGAACGCACAAAAGAAGAAGCTGAAAAGAAGTTTACGGATATAGTCGGCGCTTAATTGGCTATAACGTTGGCAATAAGTGCCGTTTTTTATATGGCATTTATTGCGTGTTATGGGTTGTTTATGTTTTATAACATATAAATAATCTGAAAATAATTCAGTATTTGTATTGAATATCCGAAATTAATACCGATATTTACAAAGTCAAAAGCAATGAAGCTGAGATATAATTAATAAATACATGAAAACAAAAGATGAAGTTTTCAATATTCTAATAGAAAAAAAACTATTGGATGATTGCTACAAGCCACAATTAAGTTGGCTGAAAATAATTGATGAGGCTACACAACTCAATCTTATAGGTGGATTAGAATCTTACAAAAGCGGATTGGGAGGGTATGAAAATTACGACATATTTTATGTTTGTAATTCTAATTTCTCTGAAATAGTGCAAATTCCATATTCTGAAAGTTGTAGTACAGGATTCGCTCACTCTGTCCCTTACGAAAAAGAGATAACTAATGAAGACATATCTTTTTTTGTTAAGAAAATTGATTTTCAAATATCTAATGTTTTACACATTTCAAGAAATGAAAATTGTAATTCTCGTGCATTTTGGGAATTAAAACTATACACAAATCCAATATGCAACTAATTGAAACCCGAATAAAGCAGCTTTTCAAAACGAAGGCTGCTTTTTGTGATGCTCAAAACATATCATACAAGGATTTTGCAAGTAAACTAAGAACGTTAAAATCAAAGATTGCTTGGTTAAATACCTTTTTAAAACCACTCAATCTTAAAATCGAGATTGTAGATGATGAAGTGGGGGGGGTTAAATAACCCATAACGGCACGGCTATGCGCATGTTTGGCGATTACGAGAACGAATTTATCAAATTATACTGAATTATGAACGAAGCTACACACTTGAATAACAGACTAAACGCCAAATTGCGTATGAGCCGATGTTATGTGTACGTACCTTTTGGTGGGGTAGATAGGATTCGAACCTATAAGTTTAGCCAGTGGCAACAGATTTACAGTCTGCCCCCTTCACCAATTTGGATACTACCCCTTATTGCGGAAAGTAGAGTATTCGAAACCCAGACAGTTACGTCCAACATCCTTAGCAGGGAGTTACCGAGCCTTTCGGTTTTGCTTTCCATTGCGGAAGGTAAAAGAATCGAACTCTCAACTTTTACATCGGCACAGTTTTCAAGACTGCTTACCCACCATTGGGTGCTACCTTCCTTTTGTACTCCAAGTCAGATTCGAACTGACACTTTACATGGCTTAAACCTGATGCCTCTGCCGTTGGGCTACTGGAGTGTGTGCTCTTTTTCGGATTCGAACCGAAACTTATTAGTTCCTAAGACTAACGCCTCTACCAGTTGGGCTAAAAGAGCAAATAAAAAAGCCCCCAGAAATGAATCAGGAGGCTTTTTGAAGCTTTTAAAGCTGTATCTTAAAAGATATATGCTCTCCTGTCAGTTATTTTTGAATAACTTAGCGACAATGAGAGACTATATAAATTTTGTGTTTTCATGTCGGCAAATATACGACTTAATTTTAAACACACAAATTATTAACTCACAAAATTTGCTACGAAGCGGTTTTGGCATTACACATAACGAATTGCGGTATGCTACGTGCCGGATTAAATAACGAAATACTATTAAATTATGACAGAACTTAATAAACAGCAGGAACTTTGGCAAACCACAACACCCGGCATGGAGTATGACCGCGTGTTAGGCGTAGATTTTTATTCGTTCATCAAAATATTTACCAATTATATAAAGATTTATAGAAATAGTATTGCAGAATCAAAATAAAATATTAACTTTACTTCATAATTCAAAAACAACGATTATGAAAACGAACAAACCTAAAAGAAACGAGTGGATAGAGTTTAATATTTATCCTGAACAAGAAACTGTAAAAGCCATGGCAAAAGCGAAGATTAATGATAAAAACGAACTTGAAGTAAAATTAGCTTTTACAGCTCAACGAGGTTTTTATTATTCATTTTTAGAAGATGCAAGAATTGAAGCTCAGAGGTTATTTTGTAAATACTACAAAATAGCAGCATGAGAGGCGGAAAAAGAGAAGGTGCTGGACGTAAAAACTCCGGCACTAAAAAAACTACAAGCTTTCGATTAACATTAGAATCATATTTGAAAGCAAAAGAAATACATGGGCGAAACCTTAACAAATTAGTTGATGACTTTATAAAGTCGCTGGTTTCTTAAATTTACGCCTAACGGTGGCGGTATCAGCAGTATTTGCATCACAAAACTTAAATTGAAAAACAAATGACAAAATTAGCAAAAAACAATCCACAAGGCACGGCAAATATTGCTGATGACCGTGTGTTAGGCAACGTTTTAATTGCCGATTTTTTAGGATGGGAAAATTATGGTGATGGTAAAACATACAAGTTTCCAAATTTATATCCGATTTACAATATAAACGATGTGGAAAATTCAGGTTGGACAAGCGACCAAATAGAAAATGCAGAATTTGATAAACGATGGGATTGGATTATGCCTGTCGTATTAAAAATAAATACAACAAGATATTTCTTTTTTATGGATAGTTATGTTGTTAGAATTTGCAAGTTCGGCGATGGTTCTGGTGAAATAAGTAGAAAAGCATATTTTAAAAAAGAAGATGCTTTAAGTAGTGTTTATTCTGTAATTGTAAAATGGTTGCAGTATCGCTCCTTAAATGTTGCCTAACGATCTAGGCTATACGTCAGGGCTGGATTACGGGCGTAAAATTGTCAAATTACTAAAAAATTAATGCGAAATATGAAAGATAAAGAACCGATACTGCCAGACTTGCGGATAGCCGAAGTTATTGCCCAGCCTTTCGGTACGTTCATAAATTCCGATTGTCTGTCAGTTATGAAAGGCTTTTCAGATAAGCAATTTGATCTGGCTATTGTCGATGTGCCGTATGGAATTGGCGAAGATGGAAGCCGAAATAAAACACGGACTGGAGGTTTAGCAAAGCCTAAAGATTATAAACCTTATGCCGGAAATGATTTAACCGCTCCTGAAGCTGAATATTGGTACGAATTAAGGCGAATAAGCAAGAATCAAATTGTTTGGGGCGCAAACCACTTTATAAGCAAATTACCGATTGATAGTAGCTGTTGGATAGTTTGGGATAAAGAGAATGGTGAAACTGATTTCGCTGATTGTGAATTAGCTTGGACATCGTTTGATACTGCCGTTAGAAAATTTCGGTGGAAATGGAGCGGAATGTTGCAGCAGAATATGAAAAACAAGCAACAACACATACACCCAAACGAAAAACCGATTGAGCTTTATGAATGGCTTTTAAAAACCTACGCAAAACCGAATGATCAAATTATTGATACTCATTTAGGTTCTGCCAGTATTGGAATTGCCGTTGATAAGGTCAATAAATTAGATCACATGAACCTTACTCTCACCGGAATCGAATTAGATTCATACTATTTTAAGAAAGCTATGTCAAGATTAAATGAGTATTCCAGTCAGACTGCGATGTCGTTTTAAGGTTGGCAATAACGTTGAGTATTGGCGATGTTGCCGTTTTAACAGCACTTAATTATCAAATTACTAAACACTTTATAAAATGGAAAACACTTCAAATACCCACGAAAACGGCAATAACGCTAATACTGAGTTATGTGGCGTTATTGATAAAGAATTAGCGAACTGGATTTATTACGAAGATGGCCATATTTACTATTGTTTTGACTGCGTTCAAAAAAGGGTTGATGAAATTAATGCAAATAAAGAATTTGCGGAGGATATAGATTATGAGGGCGGTGATGACTGTGGTTATTATCAGGATTATGCAGACGACGAAGAAGCTGTTGAATGCTGCAAATGCGGTAAACCGCTATTCTCAACTGGCGTGGATGCTTAATGCCACATAACGTTGATGCTATGAAAAGTAGCGGATTTAAAGGCACTGATTTATCAAACGAGATGAAGTAAATTAATAGTAATAACTTGGCAATTAACACTAAACCGCTATTTTTTATAGCATGTGTTAGCTGTCGTAATATTTTAAATTATGATAAAGGTTTATATTGCAAGCCCCTACACTTTGGGAGATGTAGCAGTAAATGTAAAAATGCAAATTGATACAGTTGATGTACTAATGAATAAAGGTTTTGCACCATTTGCACCACTTTATTCGCATTTTCAACACATGGCGCACCCAAGATCATATCAAGATTGGGTAAAAATTGATTTAGAATGGGTTAAAGTCTGTGATTGCATACTAAGATTGGAAGGTGAATCTAAGGGTGCTGATGGAGAGGTTGAATTTGCAAAACAACTTAACATACCAGTATTTTATTCAATCGAAGAACTGTGTCTGCATTATGGCAGCTAACGTCCGTAGGTATGGCAAGTAAAGGATTAGAAACCAGTAAACTATCAAGCTATGACGAATAGTATAGAAAACACTACCGACCGCAAACCACAGCAGCCTTTATTTGCCATACCTGTTGTTATAAGCCGTATTTGTTTGATTACCAACTGAAAATAAAATAATTTAAAAATAAACAGTAAATAGTTTGTAAATACAAAATAAATAACTATATTTGTTGAGTAATAATTAACAAATAGAAATTATGACAGCAAATTCGGTAGTAAGTAGAGAACAGTATAACACAAGAATTGAAACTGGTGATTTTACTGAGTTAGAAAACCTAACAAAAACACAAGTAATAAAAAGCGAACAATACACTTATTACAGGTGTGAATACATTTCGCCAAATTTAAGAGTAAGTCAAATAATAGTAGCTGTATATGAAAACTAAAAAAGTAACAATAAGCCTGACTGCCGAACAACAGCAACAGGCAAAAACTATAAGCAAAGAGATTTTAGGAAATGAAAATATATCTGGTTTATTCGCTTTTTGGATTAACCAGTACCTTAAATCGAAGCCGTCTTAATATGGCTTATAACGGTCTGCAAGTACACGTCAGGGCTGGATTACGGGCTGAAACCATTATTGTCAGCGCAAAAGACCGGGCGAATAGATGCAGACCGCATCGCACCACTGCCAGACTTGCGGGTACTTTTGCTGTTATGGGTTGTTTTATTTAGAATCAATATAAACTAAGTAAATACTTAAAATATTTTCATTTATTTTCATTTACCTATTGACTGGTATTAAGTAAATGCTTATCTTTGGTCTATACAAAAACAATAAAACAACACATCATGGCAACTTTAGAAATCGGACAAAAAGGAAAATTAGGAAATGAAGTTTTAACAGTAGTTTCTTTTAATGAAATGACTTTCAAATGCGACAACGGCAAATCATACATGATCGCAACTGCAAGATGGATGACTGAAGGAATTGAAACAGCAGCCCCAAAAGCAAAGAAAGCAAGAAAATACAATGCAGCACCTGCCAACTACGAACAAGAAATCAATGAAAAATCAGACGTTCGCAAATTTGAAGAAATGCAAGAAAAATCAAGAATGAATCAAAGAGGTTCTTGGATGAGATAATAACCACTTAAAAACTAAAAAATGAAAACTTACTTATTGATCAAAACAAAAGCAGGTGAACGCAAAGGAACTGAAATTTCAAATTTCATTGGTGAAAATGAGAATGATCCGAAAATGCTGGACGAAGCAAAAAGTTATTTAACTGACTGGCTGAATAGTTATACAAGCATTTCAGATGAAGAAATAGCCGATTTATTTTCTGCCTTCGCTGGCAGTTTTTCTTATGACGTTTGGAACTTTGAATTAATTGAAGAAAATGACAATTAACGAACTAAAAAAAGAACTTGGCTTAACCAATACGGAAATAGCCGAGTTCTTTGATTTGTCGCCAATTGCGTATGCAAATAGCAGCGCAAAAGTCCGTTATGAAGCTGCACTCTGTCGATTCTTTGAGGTAGTCAAAGAAAAACTCAATGTCGATGAAAAGAGCGACTTAAATAACCCATAACGGCTGCGGGTATGAAATCGGTTGGGATTGCGAAGTACAACCCTATCAAGTTGCAAGACACTTGCTATGGGCTACTAAGTTGGATTAACCACTAAAGCCCAACTGTTTTATACCACGTGTTAGTTGTCTGGTGCGGCAATTACCACAGAACTAAAATAGAAGCACTGAATTAGTAATTTATTTTTTTAGCGATGGCATTAATTTTATTTGGACACGAAGAATCACAAGCTTGTACAATAGCATTTAGGGAACTTGGGCATGAAGCTTATTCATGTGATTTAAAACCATGTTCCGGCGGGCATCCTGAATGGCATTTACAAATGGATGTTTTTAAAGCTGCCTGGTTGAAAAAATGGGACGCTGCTGTATTTTTCCCTGATTGCACTTATATGACATCTTCTGGATTATTCCGCAATATAAACCACCCGATAAGGGCTGAAAAAACCGAAAAAGCACTTAGGCATGTTCGGGATTTAATGAACCTGGATATTGAGCATATAGGAATCGAAAACCCTGTTGGTTGCATAAGTACCCGTATTTTCTGGTATGTTGGTGGTGAAAATGGGGAACCAAGATGGGAAGTTTACCCGATAGTTTTAGAACATGGTGCCAGGAAAGCTGACCAAACTATACAGCCATACCAGTTTAACGAAGATGCAAGCAAAAGAACTTGTTTATGGCTTAAAAATTTGCCTAAACTTAAACCTACTGGATTTTACCCACCGCGAATTGTTGACGGGAAACCAAGATGGAGCAATCAAACTGATAGTGGACAAAATAAACTGCCACCTTCAGAAAATAGAGCGGAATTAAGAAGTAAAACATACTTGGGGATTGCAAAGGCTATGGCTGAACAATGGACTCCTATTCTTAACGGTTTTGAAAAAACTGCAGCGGGCGGGCAAAAAATAAATTACGGTCAAGCTCAGATGAACTTATTTTCGGAGCATGAACGTAGCACTTGCAACTAACGGTTGGCGGTATGAAATCGGTTGGGCTTCGATGCTTGTACCTGTCAAGTTACAACGGACTATGAAACGGGCTGAAACGCTCGAATAACCACTGACACCCAACTGTTTTATACCGTGTGTTACCGCCCGTTTTTTTTGTTCTCACTAAAAATAAATAGAAATATTTTGAAAATAATTACAAAAATACTTGCAAAATAGAAAAATACGTTGTATCTTTACTTCATCAAATAACAATAAAACATACAACAATGGAATACACAGCAAAACAAATCGAAAACGCAAAGAGAAACTACAACGCAATGATGAAAATGCAAGCTCTTTCTGATTATGATGTTGAAAATATTGGTAGAAATACAGCAGAACAAAGGATGGATTACCACAACAGAATAGTAAGCGAAATTCTTGCTGGCAATAAAGAATTAGAAAAAGAATGGAAATTATTTTTTTTGAAAGAAGAAGTAAAAGCAGACCAAAAAGCAGAAGCAAGCAAAGCAAAATTAAACGCAAACAAAGAAGCATCAGCCGATATTTTAGCACCTATTAAATCAATTAAAAAATTAGGTGAATTTGGAAGCTGGTTAAATACTTCTGGAAACAAATTTCGCAAAGAACATTTTTCAAAAAAATATACTCAAGAATCAGTTAACGCATTTTTATCAACTTTATAAAACTTACAAAATGAGAACAAAAGACAAAAAAGGACTTTATTTCCAAGGCGAATTTAAAGCAAGTAATTACAGCGATGCGGTTAAAGAATTGTACCAATTAAATAAAATTCCAAGCGGATTTTGTGTGAACGAAGATTACGATGCCAATGGTTATAGCGTAGTAGATGGCAATGGAATACAACGCATTTACGAACTTTCCCCAAAAGAATTTTATAACGCATTTATGAATTTGGAATAATGAACCGCCAAAACGTAATAGTAGTAATTGCTCCGACTTTAGAAGTTTGGGGCAATTTTAAAAAGTTGTGTGAGGCTAAAGGATTTGATGTTTTGCCGTATCATTCGCTAAAATCGAAGCCTTTTCCGATTATTCACAACGACTGGATTATCCACAAAGTGCCGTTTCTTTAAATGGGCGGTAACGTTTGGTGTATGTGCCGTGCCAAACGCAGAACTTTCAAATCACGGCTAAAACTATCTGGCATGGCATATACACCGTGTTAGGCAACGTTTTTAATTATGAATTATTGGTTAACCCCCACTGGACAGGTATTTCAAGGCGAAGTAGGTGGCGGTTCTTGGCACACAAGACTATGTAATTCATATCTTGATAAACATGAGCAGTTACAGGAACGTTTTTGGAATTGGTACGATAAAGGAATGGGATATACTCATGATTTTTTTGAAATCGAATTGAGATGGGTGAGATATTGTGATTGGGGTAAAATAGGATGGGTAGTATCTCCCGATAGAAGATTGACTAAGAAGCAAAAAGAAAAGATGTTTGAACTTACTGGTGATGTTTTTTAAATGTTGCCTAACTAGTATATATCCGTAGTTCACAATTTTGAACCATGACACAACTTACAGAATATGAAAAACTTGCATTGCACAAACTTGGTGAAAGTATTCACCATGGCAGGTGGAGTAATGAGGGCATGGTTCAATTAATTGAACTGGTTGGAGATTATTTAAATCCACTGACTATTTCGGAATATGCTGAAAAATACAAAATGAGCTATAATGGCGTGAAAAAATGTCGTAAAATAACTAAGTTATTGAAAATAAAATTAATAATTGATAATGACTAATCAAGAAACATATCGTCATTGTCATTGTGGAAAGAAGATTTCACCTCCACGAAATTCAACTATTTGGGCTAAGGAATGTCCGGCTTGTCAGTTTGCAGCTGTTTACGATAAAAAGAAAGCGGGCAAATCAAAGGATTCATTCTTTACTGGGAAACCAACGGTTGATAAACCGAAAAAAGGCGGCATAGACAAACAATTAGATGATGCCTGGTCTTTGCTTGTAAAATTAAGAGCAGGGATGAAATGCGAATATTGTAAAAGTATGAAATCATTAAATAGTCATCATTTAAATTCAAGAGCTAAAAAAACAGTTAGATGGATAGCGGAAAATGGGATTTGCTTATGCGTAAATCATCATATTGGTAATGAATTTAGCACACACAAAACGAGTATCCCATTTACGATCTGGCTGATAAAATATAAAGGTCAGAAATTTATGGACGATCTTCAATGGAAATCAAACCAGACCGGTAAATACACTGAATTTGAAAAGAAAATACTATTAAACGAGTTATTAAGTCAAATAAAATCACTAACTTAGAATAAAAATGGAAGCAAAAGAATTACGAATCGGAAATTTGGTTTACAATGAATTCTTAGAAGAAAGGTATGTTATTAAAACATCTCCATATCATACACATGTGAGTATTTCTGGAGACGACGACGAAACGGTAAGGCCAATAATTTTAACTGAGGTTGAACCTATTCCATTAACCGAAGAATGGTTGTTAAAATTCGGTTTCAAAAAAATTAACCATATTTATAAAGAAAGTCTTTACAAAAAAGATTGGCTAGAAAGTGAAGGTCTTGTTTTTAATTGGCGTGGCGGGAATATCGGTAGAATTGAATTTGTCCACCAACTTCAAAACCTTTATTTTACATTAACTGGAAGGGAACTTGAATTAATGCAAATACCTAACAAAAGTCAGTAAATAATAAAAAACTAATAACGAAATTGCAGAAAAAACAGAGTTATGGAACAACCTATTTTCACCGACTTAGAGCATCTCTACCTTATTTCGATAGGTAATGACCCGATTCATGTCAGATATGTCGGGAAATCGAAGGAAAAGCACCTGTTTGAACCTGTAAATAATAACTTCGGGCAGCGCAAAAAGGGCAGTAAGCTAATTTTTGCCAGTAACTTCCATTTTGGGAGCGATAAAATACAAGGTAAAAGAGCAGTGGTAATTGATTAAATTATGGCAAATAAGATAGACTGCACCAGGTGTATTAACTATAATCCCGAAACCGAACGCATCAGGCATGGTACGAGAGATAAGTATTATTCGCCGAGCTGCTCAAAAAAAAGAATAGTTTAAAAAGAAGGCGGTTATTATCGAAAGGAATGTGAAGATTATTTTAACCCAAATCAAAAATAATTATGGCTAAATTTTACACTTCAAATTATGAAGATGAATGTTACCAAAAGCAGCATTTTATTGAATACGTGAAAGAGAATAATTTTTCTGAAATTGAACTTACTGAAGAAAGACAAATAATTGGATCCGGTTATTTTTGGTGTACCGAATTCGATGAGATTGGCGAGGTTGGTGAATTGTGTGGAAAAATATGTAAAAAATACATCCCCAGAAATGGTAAAAATGGAAGGTGTAAGTTTTCGAATAATGTTTATGAATCAACCGACAAAAAAATAATACTTAAAAATAAAAACTTCATTGCAAATCCAAAATAAAGCGTTACTATTGTATCAATAGCGGTTATGCCGCTTAAATTTGGTTGAAACTTGTTAAATATTAACATGAGAAAAATTAAGACTAAAAACATTGATCCTAATAAATTGATTACTAAATCTGAATACGCAAAACAGATTAAATCAAATCCCACTCAGGTACAACGAATGATTGACAAGGGTGAATTAACTATCATCCTTGCAAAAGGAGCAGAATTAATTCACTTGTAATTTTTTTTGAACTTTTTTGTAAAATATTAACATGGCTGAAAATAAAAAATCATTTCTTCTTTATTGTGATATTATCAGTACAGTAGAAAAATTACCTAAAGAAAAAGCAGGTGAACTATTCATGTTAATTTTAAATTACGTCAATGATAAAAATCCAGAAACAAATGATTTATTATTACAGGTTGCTTTTGAACCAATAAAAATGCAGTTGAAAAGAGACCTTAAAAAATATGTTGAAATATTGAAAAAGAGAAGTTTAGCAGGTAAGGCAAGTGCAGACAAAAGACAACAAGTGTCAACACGTGTTGAAAGTGTTCAACAAACTTCAACACTTTCAACTGATAATGATAATGATAATGATAATGATAATGATAATGTAACTGTAATAGTTAAAGAAAAAAAGAAAATAAAGAAAGTATTTATTAAGCCAACAATTGAAGAAATTAAAAAATATTGTGATGAAAGGAAAAATGGTATTAACGCTAAATACTTTTTTGATTCAAATGAAGCTAAAGGTTGGGTAGTTGGAAAATTAAGAACTCCAATTGTTGATTGGAAGGCCGTGATTAGAACGTGGGAAAATAATAGTTCAGAAAAAAAGGGTTTACAATATTCAACTAAACTAGCATGAAATACCAAAGTTCAAATACTAAAATAATTCATGATCTTGAATTCGATCAATCAAGAAAGTTAAGGTATAAATGTCCTGAGTGTGCTGACCAACGCAAAAAATCAAAAGAAAAGGATTTAGAATTCTATCCAGATACTAAAAGAGCTTTCTGTTTTCATTGTACTTCTACTTTTTTTGAATACAAACCCTACGAACCGGAAAAACAATATACCCGGCCAGAATGGAAGAACATTACAAAACTAACCGACAAACTTGTTAAATATTTCGAAGGCAGGATGATTAGTCAGAAAACACTCAATGAAATGAAAATTTATTCTGATTCAGAATGGATGCCACAGTTTAAAAGTCTGGTTGAAGTTATGTGTTTTCCTTACTTTCGAAATACAGAATTGATAAACATTAAATTCAGGGGAGCAAAAAAGTCTTTTAAACTTGTCTCAGGGGCTGAATTGATTTGGTATAACTTTGATGCTATTTTAGAAAATACAGAGATTATAGTTTGTGAAGGTGAAATCGATGCCTTGACATTCATTGAAAATGGGTTTAAAAATATTATATCCGTTCCTAATGGTGCCAAAAATACCAATGAATACATCGATAATTCAATAAAACTTTTCGATAGGATTGAAAAAATATATCTCGCTACCGATATTGATGAACCCGGGATTGAATTAAAAGACGAATTAATCAGAAGGTTTGGGGCTGAAAAATGTTTATCGGTAAACTTCAAAGATTGTAAAGATGCAAATGAATACTTTTTGAAGTATGGAGGGTTTGATTTTAAAGACTTAATATCTAATTCACAACAGATACCAATTGAGGGTAATATAGAAATTCCAAGTATTTACAATGATATTATTGATCTTTATGAGAACGGATTAAAACCGGGTAAATCAATCGAATTAGATGAAATTGATAAGTATTGTACATGGGAACTCGGAAGACTGGTAATAGGAACCGGAATACCAGGATCAGGGAAAAGCGAATTTGTGGACTATTTGATTAGTAAACTAAATCTTCTTTACGGTTGGAAGGCTGCATACTTTACACCCGAAAATTACCCGTTAAAATATCACTATGCGAAGATTCATGAAAAATTTTCCGGTTCAAAGTTTAAGAAAGAAAACGATCACACGGACTTTTTAAACATCTACGAACATATAAAGGATAATTTTTTTTATATACTCAATGAAAAGGATCTTACCATTGAATCAATAATGAAATCCGCTAAATCGTATGTTAAACAAAAAGGTATTAAGATACTTGTTATTGATCCTTATAATAAACTGGATCATCAATTAAAAAAAGGTGAAAATGAAACTCAATACATTTCAAGGTTTTTGGACATACTTGTCAATTTTGCCCGGTTTAATAATGTTTTAGTATTCTTAATTGCACACCCGGTTAAAATTCAAAAAGGTGACATTCCAAATTTATATTCAATTTCAGGAAGCGCACATTTTTATAATAAGGCTGATTATGGCTTTACTGTTCACCGCATATTTGATGACCGGGGAATAATGACAAATAACGTTGAGGTTCATTGGCAAAAGATAAAATTCAAACATTTAGGGGGACAGGGAATTTCTAATTTGAGTTATAATTTCAATAACGGTAGATTTGATGTTGAAAATACTTTTAATAATAAGGATTTTATTGCTCAAAAAAGATTTATCAATTATAACGAAAAATTACAAACTATTGATTTCAATAATTATAATCCTAATCAACAGTTTCAACCAAATAGGGAATTTTTAGATGAACCAACAGAAACAGACGTACCATTTTAAATTTTGAAAAAGAACCTTTTTTCTGATATTTATCATATTTAAAGTAAATACAAAATAGTAATTTCGAGAAACAAAACTCATACTTATGGACTATTTAGAATTCTTGCAGAATAAAATTAAATTATCAAAAGATTCAGGTTTTATTATTCCCATCGAAGATTTAAGAAGATTTTTTAACAGAAAATGAAATACAACCTTCAAAACAACCACGAATACGAACAGGCAAAAATAATGCTTGATAAATACCATGAAAAGGGATATTTTATTGAACAAAAACGCATTTTAGCTAAGCGGACAAATCTACAAAATGCTTATTTACATTTAATCCTTGGTTGGTTTGCGATTGAATACGGAGAGACGATTGAATATATTAAGGTTGAATTTTTCAAAAAGAAATGCAACCCCGAAATGTTCATAATTGACCGTGTAAACCCAAAAACAGGCGAAATAAGAAAGGATATACGTTCAAGTGTAGATTTAGACACAAAAGAGCTTACGATGGCAATAGAACGCTTTAGAAATTGGTCTGCTACTTCTGGAATTTATTTGCCGGCCCCAAATGAAGATCAATTTCTGAAACAGATTGAGTGCGATATTGAAAAATACAAAGAATATATTTGATAAGTAGTTAATATTTAGTAACCTTTAAATAAAAATCATGAAAAAAAAATTATTAATTATCACAGTTGTATCCTTGATAATTTTGGGATTAATAAACTATTTTAAAATACACTGATTATGAGTAACAATGCAATTTATCAACCGAAAGGTTCCGCACAAGAGTACGCTCAATGGGCTTGTAATTTCTATGTAGGATGTTCAAACGATTGTACTTATTGCTACTTGAAAAAAGGTATTGGGGCAAAAGTATTGGGTGGGCAGATCCCAATGTTAAAAAAGTGTTTCAAGAACGAAGAACACGCTATTGAAGTATTTGAAAAGGAATTAAAAGCAAACCTTTCTGAACTTCAGAAACATGGATTATTCTTTAGTTTCACGACTGATCCTTGTTTGCCACAATCAATAGGATTGACATTTAAGGCTGTTATAATTTGTCAACAGTATGACGTTCCCATCAAGATACTCACCAAAATGGAAAATTTATCTGATGATGTTAAATATGGTTTTGGATTTTTACTTAAAAGGAATTTGATTGCTATTGGAGTAACACTAACGGGGCATGATGAACTTGAACCAGGAGCAAGCCAGACACATCAAAGAATAAGGCTGCTAAAAAGAAGCAATGAGTTGGGTTTTAAAACTTTTGCTTCAATTGAGCCAATCATTGATTTTGAAAGTTCATTTAGAATGATTTGTGATACTAATTGTATTTGTGATCTGTACAAAATAGGACTTGAAAGTGGTAAAAAATATGATAAAAAAGAACTCTTAAAATTTATTAGGGGAGTGATTGAACAGGTAGAATTTTACTGTGCTAAAGTTTATTTCAAAGATTCTCTTTTAAAAGCCGCTGGTATCGACCGTACTACCTTACCCGCCAATTGTGTCGACCGATACTTTAATCTATTTGAGCTAAGGGAAAAGGGGTCAAAACTAATTGATCCCTTTCTAAACTTACTAATCTACCTATAAACCTAAAACTATGAAAAAGTTTTATTTTGAAACTAAATCCCTGGCCGCTGCCGAAAGGTCTGTTTTCTCATTGGCATCTATTTTACTATCATCAACAGCATCGGCAAACTTTAGACATAATACCCCTAATTGCCTAATTTTAATCTTTGCTTTATTCCAAAATGCAAGAGTAGTACCTCCAAAGATGCCAATTACACCCATCGCGATATTGAAAATAGTTTTCCAGTCAAAAACACCAGAAAAGATTGATTTTTTTACGGGTACGACAATATCTTGCCCGAAAACTACTGTTACTGACAATAGGCAAAACAACAGGATACTTAACATTTTAATTTTTTTCATCTTATTTATTTTTTGAAGTTAAAATCATAGTATTCTTTGCCTAATTTATAGGCTTCAGATATTGAAAGTTTGCCATCCGACAAATCAACGGTAAGTTCCGCTGCCAATCCTGAAAAGAACTGTGCTTTGGGGTCTCCTGAAAGCGCTTTGTAGTAATTAATTATAGCTACCAATCTATCGTTGGGATCGGTAATATTTGCGATTGAATTAACCGCATTTAAGGCAACTACTACAATGGGTAGTTTTGCCTCTATCCAAGCGTGTACTTTGTCAATGATTACTTTTGTTGCTCCGGGTAATGGGATTTCCAATAACGAAATAATCACATCGTCTACACCTGAATCGGTAACGGCTTTAATATCGTTAACAATCTCAACCGAAATAGGTACAATGACCTTCGTTTCATCGGTCGCTAATTGAAATCCATTCTTAATGAAGTTCCAAATGTTTTGTAAAAACTTTTTCATAATTATACATTTATATCGTTTTGAAAATTTGGTAAATTTATAAATCCTAAAAATTTCAATCCAGTGATTACATTTTCTTTCAATGTGCGATTTTTTTCATAAATTCCATCCCCTTCCCGGCTTCCTGCCAAATTAGTATTTCCGTCAATTGTGTTCAAATTTCCATTTTCAAAACTTTTCAAAATTGCCATATGTCCGGTTGGTTGAGGTTCGCCGTTTTCGTAGTGCTGCCAAACCACCAATGTGTTCAGGCCTGGCATTTCGGCTGTATATCCTGCCTTTTTGAAGCGATTATACGAAACAGTAGCCATCGGACTAAATAAGGGGCTTAAAACGTCTGTTTGCAAAAATTTTGCGCTGTCAAATTGGGCTAAAAATTCAAGGGTGCAAAGTTTTGCGAAAAGAGCACAATAGGCCCAGCCTAAGGTCCAACCGACATCTATCATTTTTCGCTCAAATTCTTTATTGTCCCACCCCATATTGTTAGGGATTTCTTTGATCCCAATATATTGAGCGGCTATTTCTGCCAATGGTTTTATTTCCATAATTTTTTGAATATTTTACTTATTTGTTCAAATTTTATTGTCTTTGAAATCCATGAAATTTTATTACCCGGTATCATTGATTTATTCGACTCGATTTTGTTATAAGTCGAATAACCTGGGCTCCCAAAAATCCTATCTTTCTGAATTTGGTTTTGCATTCCATTTTTTTTTATTTCGGGAATATAGGCTATTCCGACTGCAAAAAGAAAAACCCCGAAAGCAATTAATATATAGATCATTTTATGTCTTTTATTGCTTTGATCAATTCGCGCGTTTGCTCTTTAAAATTCTCATCAATCTTTTGATTTTGAAGATTAAAATTAGCATCAATCTTTCTTTCTATTTCGCTGTGATGGTTGTTGTTTTCCTTCACCATATCATCAAAAGTAGCTTTGTCGAGTTTCTTGATGTCGAGATCGGTTACCTTTTTTTCAATTTCGCTTACTTTTGCATCCTTTGACTTTGTATCTTCGTGCTTAAACGAAAACGATAGCGTTAAAAACATAATCGCAAAACTAGCAACAAAAGCCAAAATAGCGGAATAAAGCCTATCTTTTCCCCTTTCTGTCATCCTTCTGAATTTCATATATTAACATAATAAGTATGACACCTACAATAATAAACCCCGTATAATAATCGCTATTTATTTTTTGCGCAATACCCGGAATCGTAAATTTCAGGATATTATACGCAATTTTTGTAAATAGGATAAATAAAACTATTGTTGAAAAAACGCTTTTCACCATACCCAAAAAGATGAAAATTAAAACAATAGGTAAAAAAATTGATTACAAAAAAAGATAAAGTTCCACGTATCGCTTAATGGTTTATTTATCAATATTGTAATCATTTCAACTATAACATAAATACTTAATACTATGTTGTATTGCCTCTTCATTTTTCAGGTGGTGGAGGCGTGGCGTTGGTGGTTTAACTGGCTGAATCATGATTTTACTTTATTAGTTTAACATTTAAAATTCAAATATACAAAAAAATATTATTCATCAACCCGAAATTTTTGGAAATTGAAATCAGGATTATACTCGCGCTGATCTGTTAACGGATTCCAGTACGAATTTTTGCCCAATCCGCCGTTTTGGGCAAATTGAGAAATTGCCCGACATTGCAAATCCGACAGGTAATAAATCTTTTGAATTTTACTTAATGGGAAATAACGAGGACTTGAAATCCTTGAGGTAGTTGCACATGAACTTAGCACGACGGCAAATAACAGACTAATAAGTATTTTTTTCATAATATAAAGTTTAAAGTTATACTATATATATCAAATATTGTGCCAAATTAATCAATTTTGCCCCTAATTATCAAATTACAAAATTTATTCCTGACTGATGCTGAAATGTCCAGGGTGTCATCTTTGAAAAATTCGTCGTCGTTTTGATAATCTGCATTTTCAAGAATAAAAACAAAGAATCGATCCAAAACCATTAACCTTAAGTACTCACTTTTATATATATCTTCAAAATTGAAATTTAATTTTTTGAGTAATTTTGAAGCAAAAATCTTAAATTCAATATGGATTTCTTGAATAAAATCAATGTCCATCATTTTTAATTTCCAAATTTCTTCAAACTCAGCTTCCAATTGTTTTTGCAGCTCTTTTGATTCTGCAAACTCTTCTTCTGTTTTGCCCAATTCTTTTAGCCTGTTATTGTAAAATTCACATCGGGCATCGAGTTTTTTTGTTAGATATTTGTTAATTGTTTCCATAGTATATTGGTTTTTAATCCTTTATCAATCTAACCGAAAAGGCACAGACGCCTGGCCATGAGCCAATTACAAACGTATCGAAGTCATCATAGTAATATATCCTGCAACCAGAATAGTTTGGAGAATAATACACCCCCCCCCAGAAAAAGGCATTTTTTTTAAATCCTTCATAGCTATACCCAATAATGTAATATCCAGCCCCAAGGGCTGTAAATCCTGAAGCATTAGTAGCTGTATTACCAGGTTGCCAGTGAGTATCGCCGATTTCGCGCACTATTTTGGCCTCGTATTCGTCATGCGGACAAGGGGCTATTGAATATATATATATACCAAACGTTTGCCATTCCGCCGCCGTTGGCAGATGCCAGCCGGGTATAGTGGCTGCAACCCTGATAGCTGCCTCAATTATGTAGAGATATCCATAATCAGCAACATTGCCAAAATTGCCATTTGGCGCGTATATGCCTCCAAGGCCATCATCAATATCCAAATTCCTCAACATCCAAACCTGAGTGCCAATTGTAACTTCACCGCCATTGATTTGATAGTTTGCCGTAACATTAACCGCCCCGGCTGGAATGGTCACATTGGTGGTTGATGCGTTGAGGTCATCAATGTATTGAGTATCACCTGACCAGTGATCCCATACGTAACCAGTGGGTGGGGCATCGGCTGAAATTTCTACAACTGCATTTTCAGCGTAATTTCCTGAACCAGTACCATCGGTGACGGTTAGGATATATTGTTGGGTTTGAATTTTTACCCAAAGCGTATTTGCTCCAACCCCTGCCGAATCACACCCTTCAGGATCGTTACCTATTCCAAATTTGTCTTGTCCAAAGGAAACAAAAGACAAAAACATCGTTAATATAAATAGCAGTTTTTTCATAATTAGTTTTTTATTAGCCAAAGTGTATTAGTGTCTTTCGGGTAAATCCCATTTTTGGGTGTGTTTGCCGTCCATTCGGCTTGTGTGCCTGACCAAAAATTCATGGTTGCCATAGTGCCAAACCCTGTAACTTCTGAGCTCCCCACTTTTAATTTTGGTGTAGTGATTTGCTCGGTTGCGGTCAGTGAATCTGTTTTTATTCCCAACCCATCAACAAAAACCCCTGAATATGAGGTGTCCGTTAATGCAGTAGAATAAAAAGAAGAGGTATATGAATAAGAAGGCAAATACCCAATAGCTACATACCCGTCAAAATAATGTAAACCAATAAATCCGTTACCAGTATCATTTTGGTGATACCACCAATTAACACCTGTTTCAATTTCAGGAATCGTATCACCTGGTAAAATCCATTTATTTGTATTTACGGAAAAAATAGAATCAGGTTTTGAAATTAAGGATAAATAATAACCTCCATAACCCCCAACTACATCAAAATCGTTCGTTGATAAGTAGGCTGCTTCTGATTTTGTACCTGTGCCCGGATTTATTAATTTGACTTTTTCATCTGGCGTGGTTAAAGAGTCTCCATTTTTCAAAGTAGTGTGATTTATTGTTATCGAATCGGAAATTGCCTTAAAATAATTCTTGCCTGAATGATTTCTAATTGTAAAATCTTTGTCATCCAAATAGCCTGCACCAGAAAGCCCCCAAGTACTTTCATTTATCATTTTTACCTTTTCATCCTTCAGTGGGGTTGTCTCATTATTGATATAAATTGAGTCAACTCTAATCGTAGTCGAATAGATTGTGTCAGAATGGAAAATATTGTTGAAAATAGTATCTAAGTGACTAACAACTGAGTAGATTGTATCAATCCTGCTGATTTGTGAATAAAATGTATGTGAATGAAAAATATTGGAATAAATTGTGTCAAGATGTGATATTTGTGAAAAAATCGTATCCGTGTGGATTATGTTTGAAAATATGGTATCCAAATGAGAAATGACCGAGTAAATCGTATCGGAATGAAAGGAGTTATTGTAAATTGTATCTAAATGGGAAACAATAGAATAAATAGTATCGGTGTGAAAAATTTGATTATAGATTGTATCAATCCTGCTGATTTTAGAATAAATCGTATCCAGTCTACTGACCTGTGAAAAAATGCTGTCGGTTCTGACGGTATTTGAAAATATTGTGTCGGAATGGAAAATGTGGTTAAAAATAGTATCTAAGTGGCTTGTTTGTGAAAAGATCGTGTCAGAATGTAAAACAGTTGAAAAAACAGAATCTCTGTGACTCGAAATTGTATCACCCGGTTTTAACCATTTCAAAACAGATTGATCAAAAAGAGAATCTACCGGAAAGGCAATTTTCAATGTGTCATTTTTAATCCATTTTCCATAAAAAATTGAATCATGAACATTAGTCGAATCTCCGGGTAATTTCCATGAATCAAAAAAGAACGAATCAATTTTGACCTGATCGGGAGTTCGCCAGCCGATATGATCACCCAAATTGATAAGGATTTTTCCGGAATCAATCGGAGCCCAAACTGAATCACCATTCACCCAAATACTATCATATCTTAATTTAAAACTCAATTCATTCAGATAGGATACTAGGATTGAATCTGACGTTGAATTTATCGACAAATAAGGCGGAGCGGGTGGAAAATAAATAGGATCACCTGAAAATAATGAATCAAGAGTATAGGTATTGTACAACGAGAAAGGAGGCTGCATAATTATAGTATCACCACCCCGGAATATCGTGTCCCAAATTGGGGCATAATTAAGACGCAAATATCTTCTATTAACCCCAGCTAAATCATTTGTTGGATCGGTCATGTTGTTGTAATAAAATTCACCTGGATGATATGGATTAGGGTAAATTAAATTTTTTGTACCCGAATAGAAATCTTTTGTTACGTTTAGATATTCGTAACTCGCTGATCGTTGTTGAGAAAATCCTGAAATTGTCAGGATTAAAGCTATTATTGTAAGTAATTTTTTCATATCTATAATTTTTTTACCATGCTACTAATTGTCTCCATTCACCATCTGCATAAACCTTCAAATTGTTATCAACCGTATTTATGACAAATTCACCCTCATAGGCATTGTTGGGATTTCCGGTTGTAGTTTTCGTCACAACTCCGGCGATTGTGTTGACCGTGGCGATTGAATTAATATAATTGTCAAAAATAAAAGTGCTGTTGGTAGTAGTACCAATATGATTAATCACACCACCTTCACTAACTGCTAATGCTGTTCCAACGTTAATTTTTAGCGGGGCGGTACTAGCAGTTGCTGTTCCTGCTTTAAGATGAAGAACTGCCGTTGGTGTCGTCGTCCCGATGCCGACGTTGCCGCCTGATAAAATAGTAACTGCGTCCAAAGGTGTTCCGTTGTTAGATACGCCTAAATATAAATTAGTATTTAAAGTACTAGAGTAATTTGACGTTCCTTTAATATAAGAGCCCCAGGCACCATTAACGGAATAAGTACCTAATCTTAAATAATTTGATTCTACTCCATTTGTTACTGCTCTTGAAGATATAGTTCCTGCGACTTCCAGTTTTTCTATTAGACTCGTCGTCCCAATGCCGACGTTGCCATTTAAATCAATCGTCATTCTTTCTGTTCCGCCAGTTGTTGTCCCTGTAGGTGCAGTTACAAAATGAAGTCCAGTTGCAGCATATTGTGTTCCTCCTGGAGTACCCCCAAAATAAATATCATTTAAATTTGCTCCAGTTATATCACCTGAAAATAGCATTACATTGGTAGCCCCTGCATCAAAAGCTGGCATGACTATACGAGCTAACTTACGAACCGAAGCTGTAATAGTATTTGTGTTAACATCAGCACCGAGTTTTAAACCTCCAAACCCTGCACCAGATTGAAGTATCATTCCATTAGAACTACTTGCTTGTCCAATAACTGTAAGAGGAACACTCGGATTCGTAGTCCCAATTCCGACGTTGCCATTATTCAAAATCGTAGCGATAACAGTTGCTCCGTTAGTTCCACCTCTCCATTGATGAGCTATCCCGGTTGGGGTTCCTGTCCCGGTTGTACTTTTGTATGTAATTTTTGAATCTGCATCCGTGCCTCCGATTATCAACGGGGTAGTAATATTTGTTTGAAAAATAGGTGTAAGTAAATTTGCCTTGGTGGCTAAATCATTAGTATGCCTCAACCGAGGTGTGAATCCAGTATTGGCAGTGCTATCTGTTTTGCTTAATTTTGCCGTCGCCTGAAATGGAGTGAAATATTTTACGGTCGAATCAGCCTGGATGACTGGGTTTGTGAGCAAGTTTTGTTTCAAACTCAAATCATGTTTTGTTGTAATTGCTTTCGTGGCCGGAATGGTATCGGACCAATGAACTATTTTTGAACTATCTGAAATGTAAAAACGAATATTTGATTTCAAAAATAAACTATCATTTTTGTAAAGCGACTCGTTTATAGTCAATTTGCATTTTAAAATAGTGTCATTTTGATAAACAATCAATGAATCATTTTGAATTCTTGTTGAATCAATCATGTATTTATCAAAATCATTTGTCCATTGCTTCCATCCCGTGCCGTCATATCTCAACAGTTGACCAGGTTCGCACGATGCTACCTTGAATTTAAATCCATTGATCCATAATTCACCAACACGTACCCTGTAATTTGAAAGGTTTGTATATTCAAATAAACTTTGCCCAATTCCAAATAAAGGGATCATTAATAACAGATAAATAAGTATTTTTTTCATTTTATTCCTCAATTAAATATTGTATGTTAATATCAAGTTTTATTCCTATTCCCGAAACCCCAAAATAAACATGCCCCGGAATGTCATGCTGTTCAAAAGTATGCCTTTCGCCATCTTCAATTGTACCCATGATTGCATCTACATAATCAGTGCCTCCGATAGTTGTACCGGCGATAAAAGTAGCTGCGTTGGTAGAGCTAGTTGCCGAACGCTTTACGATGATTCTATGCAACCCATAACCCTCTGGGGTGGCTTCGTCGAAATCGGTTACGACATTGTAAAAATGATGATTTAAAATCTCTCTCATGGCTACTATTTCGTTAGTGTCAACGTCGAAAAAAAAAACTTGTTTTTCCTGCAAAGATACTTCACATTGAAAGCTCGTTGACGTTCCAAATTTACCTTTTTTTACAACTCCATTTTTCAAATACTCAATGTCGTTTACTGTCAAGTAATCAACCAGCATTGAAGCCGAAAGCCTAGCGTACATGTACACCGGAATAGCGCAAGTCTTGAATATTTTTCCCGGTGTGAATGAACCTGAAATTATATTGCTCGACATTGAACCTTCTAAAACTTCCTGTTCTTCTTTGTCTGCTGGTTCCAAGTCCTGGCCCTCGACGTAATAAAAGAGTAGCCCGCCTGTTGAAGTCAAATCTTCCCAATCAATTAAAAAGCCATTCAAATCACTTTCAACCTCGCTTAAATTTGTGTATTCGATTCTTTTAATTACCCCCTGCGCCAAATCTTTTGTCATATCGTAAACGAAAATAGGCTCACTGTATAGGGTGTCTGTTTCCTGAATGCAAACAAAACTGATTTCTTTGTCGTAATATTTTGAATCAAAAGTAATTTCAAAGTTGAAAAAATATAATGTTCCGACCGACCCGACACGAGGTGAATTTGTGCCCGCTGCCCCGCCTATTGTTTCGATTTCAGTAACCCCAAAATATGAAGTCAACGTAGGTACGGTTACTAATTCACTCGAAAACTGAACCGTTACCACATCACCACAATTGAATTTTTGTTGATAAGGAATTACATTGAAAGTTCCATGTTTTCTATCTTTATGCAGCCGATTGTAGTCATTTGGATAACTACCTCCGATTTTCTTGAAAAAGATAGGGTTTAATATACTATTTCCTAAACTCATGATAGTGTTTGTATTTTTTCGATTATTGTTATACTCGCCTTATTTTCCATATTTTTTTTCATTATCCCATCGCCATAAATCCACCCCGAAATAGTATCGGTAAATTTGATTAGCTTATACCGGTTTGGGATTCCATCGTCACCAGTTGCCAAAATAAAATTAAGGTCCTTATAATTGAAGTTTACGTCAACAATATGTTTGATAGGTTTCATCCGTGGAACGGGCAAAATGGTAGTATCGGAAATACGAATGTCTTGATTTTCGACGATTGTATAGCCTTCACCGGTTGTTTCAAGTCCTGAAAATTTATCCGTCGTTTGGTGCCTTAAATAATTCGATTCGTCCAACCTTAATGCAGGGGTAAATAGCTCTGAATTTCTGACCATGTTTCTGGCAGGGTCGAAAAATAGATTCAAACTTAAATCACCATAAGGACTACTGTTATTTTCAATCGAAATTAAAGCATCTGTATTGGTATCGGTTAATGGTAGTTCTGCTTTCCAATTATGGTCAGCAGGTCCTGATGTGTCGATTTGGGTTTTCAGAATAAAGACTTTTGAATCTTCTTTTAAATCTTCAGTCCCAAATGTCGAAACGGGTTTCATTAAGCAATTGACAATCGAAGTAGTTGCGGCCACTGTGTCGGACATTAAATCCAACTTCTTATCAGAAGGGATTTGAGTTGTCCGTGTGTTTTTTATGCAATATTCATTTCGACCATTAACAGATAAAAAAACGTCATCATTAAATCCGTATTCGATTTCTGCGTATGCCATATCGGATATGTACTCACTAATAATATCGTATTTATTTATTTTGGTTGAAAAATCCATTTCCGTTTCCTGAATGTCCTGAAAAAAGAAAGCCCGGTTTTCGATCCTTAACCGTTGACGATCACCTTTAAATTCAATTGCCCAACCGATACAGTACATTGCAGAAATATCGTGAAGAAATTTCTCAGGAATAATATTGATTTTGCCGTCCGGTTGTGAAATTGAAAGCCCCCTTAAATTTAGTCCCGAAAGTATCATAGCCATTCTTTGAGAATCTTCAGCAGAATAATAATCTGAATCACTCCATTTGAAAGCCATTTTGCCGAAAAAATCAGAATAAAAAGCCCATTGATCATCAAAGATCATTTGGGACATTCTGTTAAGGGCCTGGTAAATTTCAAATCCATCAACATAAGCGTTTTCTGTTATCGCAGTCGTTTCTTTGATTTCTATTGAGGATTCTAAAAAATATGAATCATAAGAAAAAGTTGTTGAATCTCTTTTATAGTATAATTTCAAGCTATCACCTTCAGTTAATGTAAAAGATAATTCAGATAAATCTGTCCTTTTATATTCATCCGGGTAATTTGTCCCAGCATTGTATGACCCATAGGTTTCTATTCCTGTATTTAATCCAAAATCTCTAATAGTATTTTCCGAAATAGTAGCCCCAGTGCTGTCAACTTGAGAACAAATTAAATGAATTGGTTCACTTGAAACTAAGCTTAAATTCTGAATAAACGTTGTTACTGAAAATTTTATCGTTACGGTTTTTGATTCTGTTGCTGTTAGGAAAGGCAAAATATATGATTTGTCGCTAAATGATTGAAATGGAACGTCTGTTGTTTCTGCCCCGAAATCAGAATTACCTATAAAAAGAGGTATTGAATTATAGCCCACCGATAAATAACAATCCGAAGCGCTAACTTTTCGTTGTAAATTTGCTTTGAAAAAACTGTTCATTCCGGGAATAAAAACTCTTGAAAGTATAGACTTATTTTCATAGTCTGCTAAAGTGGCCCCTCCTATCGTTGAAAATGTCCCGTCTGTATTCAATTTTGTTATGTCGATGTTCGTTTTCTTCCTGTCTATAAATTTCTGTAATAGACTTGAATCGACAAAGGGGACAGAAACCCCAATGGCAAACTTTCCAATCTTAACGGTTTTGAATTTGTCTGGTTGTGCTGAATAAATAGTCGGAAAATCAATATAGGACATCGTTTTGAAATCGAATTCTGCAATTGTCAAAGTACATGAAAATTGACCCTCTTTGAAAAGGAATAATTGCTTCAGAAATTCAGCCCCGTTACCGATAAAAGTTAAATCGGATACCTGATAAGAATTAAATACCCCGGCTGATTCCATGTCACGTGAAACCTTGGAAATACCTTCCTTCCATTGCATCGGTGGGCGTTTGCAAATACAGGTGACCCCGTTGCCTTCTAATGTGAATTGATATTGTGGTTTTATCCTTACTTTCAGTCCCATTTTAGAATTTTCTCCTATTAACCATTATCTTAGTCATTCCCATTTGCTCGTATCCAATCGGAAGGTTATTATTTTTCTCGTAAATTGGCTTAGGTTGATTTTTCAAAACATTTTTGATTTCCATTAATTCGCTAACTATTTTTGAATCACTAAAACTCTGCCCCTCAAATCCTGAATGCATTGTGTTATTCATAAACTCAACCGATTCACGATTAGTCAAAATATGCGATCCCTTGAATTTATTGCCCGCGAACATAGTTGGTCTATTTGCTGAAAACATTTCGCCCCCCGGAGTCTGCATAATTTCAAAACCACGATCGCCAAATATACCCATCAAAGGTGCGTTTTTAGTTCCTGCCCAGAAAGAGGGAACGGTTGGAAGTGGTTGTTTTAAAACTATTGCTTCCTGAATGATTCCAGACGCAATGGCTAAAGCTATCATAATAGGCGCAAGTGGTCCTGTCCCCCAGAGTTTCTGAACAGCTACGGCTGTATCAATTGCAATACTGATAGATGCCTGTTCTTTTTTTGATTTTGCTTCTTTGATTTGAATTAATGCTGTTTGTCTCGCTAACTCTTTGTTTGACAATAACCCCTTCTTATTTTTTTCTTCTAATGCTTTAATTTCATCTTCATATTTTGAATTCTGAAACTCAAATATTTTGTTTGCAAGATTTAATGATTCTTTTGCAACATCTTTCATTGATGCTTCTTTTTTCTTGTCAGTTTTTACGGTCGTATCAAGTAATAACCCGTCAAGTTGTGCATTTTCCTTTTCAATTTTTTCAGCTAATGATTTCCTTTGTTCCGCCGTTAAATCAGCAGAAGCAAGTAAAGCCATATCAGCATCCAAAGCAGACTGAATTATCTTTTTATCGAGGTCGAATTTCATTTGAGCATATTCCTGCTCATTTTTTGATTTAGCTTTAAGTAAAACTAATTGCCTGTCATATTCGTTTTTAGCGTCATCAATTTGACCCTGAATAACTACTTTTTGAATATCATCATCAATTTTCTTTTGTTCCTCAACCTTTTTCTTTTCGATTTCTTCCTGTGATTTTGCCAGTTTTTCACTTTCCGAAAGCCGTTTTTCTGAAATCTCTTTATCAATATCAACGGTTGATTGACCAAATTTTTTGAGTGCTGCCCGCTTATCTTCCAATACTTTCAGATCGTTTTTAACATCATCAGAATAGTTTTTTTCATCAATGGCCAGTTTTGCAATTTGCTGGTTATTTAAAAGAGTAGTTTGTTTTTTCGCATTATCATCAATATTTTTTAACTGTTTATCTAAAGCATCTTTTTGCGCTTTTTCCCTCTCTGCATTTTCTTTTTGGATAAATCCCGTAAATTGACTTTCAGCCCTTTTATTACCTTCAAAAAATGCAGTGTGAGCTTCAACTCCTTTTGAAAAACTACTGATTAATTTTTCAACCCCGTCTTTTCCGATTGAATTGTAAAAATCACTGTAAACTTTTTGTGTTTTAATTGCTTCATCTTTTTCAATGCTACTCATATTCACAAAAGCTTTTATTTGCTCTTGGGTAATTCCAATTGCTTTTGTTTTATTTGCGGCTTCTTTTACATCGATATCGAATTGTCTTTCTGCAAATTTTATTTGAGTCTCTGACATTTCTTTACTCAATTCCAAAGCCTCTTTTAAATATGCCTTTCGTTCTTGAAATGTTTTTGTTTGATCTTTTGACAAAAATAAAAGTTCTTGGTATCTATCTCTTTCCTTTACCTCTTCTGCTTCATGAAAAACTAAAGCTCTATTTAACGCTAATTGCTCATCGGTTAATTCTTTTGCGGCTTTTGCGGCTTCTGACATTTGTTTACCCATTCCCCCGAAAACTTCTTTTAACTTATCCCATGAAAAATTTTTCAAAACATCAATTAATATTACTGCCCGTTGTCTGAAAACATCAAATATAGCCCCGACTTCTGCAAATATTTCTTTCATGAATTTTGCACCCGAAGCTGTTGAGGTAAAAACAGCATACAGTCCAACAAATGCAGCTACAATAGCGGCTATTGGTGCAAGTATGATATACTCCCAAAGAGATAAACCCTTAAACCCTTCAACCATTCCCATAGTTGAATTAATGACATTTCCGGCAGCTGGTGATAATTGCCCCAATTGATTAGCATATCCACCAACACCCCGCGTAAATCTATTTGTTTGCTCCTCCGCTTTTCCGATTTCAAGGCTTAAAGACTTTATTTCTTTTGCGTGAGCCGCCGTCCTAGTGCCTGTGTTATCGTATGCTTTTGTAAGCTCTGACAACGTTTGACGCATTTTTACAAGCGACCCCTCCTGTGCCTGCTCTGATACAATCGCGGCTTTCCTTTCTTTGGTAGCGTTTTGCATCGCTATTTTAGTTTTAATCAACTCATCATTAACCCCACCTTCAGTTGCTTTTAACTTTTCCTGAAGGGCGATAAGTTGTTTTTGTGCCGCCGTTAAATCCTGTTCTGATACGATTGCGGCTTTTCTTTCTTTAGTAGCGTTTTGCATCGCTATTTTAGTTTTAATCAACTCATCATTAACCCCACTTTCAGTTGCTTTTAGTTTTT